CTTATCTATTGCCTGCTTATTCTTGCTCATTTTTGTGTAGATTTTGTATCTTGATTATACCAAACCCGAATACCTAAATTTCCAATCTCAACCTGTTTGATGCGTCCGATAATAACTCTTGACTTATCTACGACTTTTATTGCATCGTCAACATCTATAAAAGTAACCACTTCGTTACCGTTAACATCATATTGTAACGGAATAAAACATGTATAGTCAGATACGTACATTCCACTTACAGCACTTGTCCCACCACCGCTATTTATCTGATTCTGACAAATAGATGTTAAGACAACAACCGCAGTTTCAGTTGGAGGATAAACAGAATCATTCAACGTCATTCTGCTAATCTCGCAAGCGTGCGGAAATTGTGGGTTATATACGGTTACCATAAATGTGTCTTATCTTTAATGAAAAGTCCGTCAGAATTTTCATTGTATTTTGAGTAAATTGCGTTTGCTCTCTTAATCAGTGCGGAACTGTTAGTTACAGCAAGTCCGGATGTTTTGTGCTTCCAATCGCCCATTGCATCTTCCGTCCCTGTGGTTGAAGGAGTTTGACAAACAACCATAAGTAAATCAGCTATTGCCAAATCTCTCTGTCTTTCGGTAACAACAGATACATCACTTCCGGTAGTAATTCCTCTGTTTACTTCAACAGCGGAAATACTTTCGTCAGATACAGGGTAGCCAATCATTCCTTTCAGATAGTCTTCAATTGTCATATAGCTTGATATAAATTGTTGTGATTAATTAAGTTTAAATCTAATTCCCCCGAACGGAAATCGAACGGGGGAATAGAATCAATTATTTAGCTAAATGCGGTTGCAGTATCTAAGATAACCAACGCTTTTGGATTAGACAATGTAGGAATTGCCAACGCTTCAAGTTCAACATGGTTAATAAGCTCGGTAGCCTTCCAAGTAGACAGCAAAGCAAATCTACCTTCCTCGGCAGTTGTACGAACTGTTTCAGCAGTTGATGGGGCAAGCGTATGTACAGACATAGCGTTCTTTACTTCACCCAATATAGCAGCAGGACGCAAGATAACGTTATCAGCATCGAAACCGCCTGTTACAGACTGTGCCTGACCGTCTACTTCAACAGCAAACTTAGCATCACAGATAACAATAGGTGGCAAGAAAGAAGCCAATGCGGAAAGAACGTCACCACGATTTACAGGATAGGTTGCACCAACATCCATTCGTGCACGTACAAATGCCATAACCTTAGGGTGAGATACAAGAGCATTGAACTTAGACTTTGCCATTTCAATTACCCCGTAAGGAATAAAATTGTCGTCAGCATAAGCTACCATGTCAATCAAATCCTGTACAGGGTCTGAATCTGTTAAGTCACTCCAAGCGGCAGGTACAGTCTGATTAAAACCAGCTTTCAACTTGTTGGCAGCAGGAACTTTAAGGTCAACGTCAACAAAACTTACAACGCCATCAGGGTTATTAGTAATGTTAACAACGATCTTACCTGTTGAACGTGCTTGGTCAGCCATTTCATTCAAACGTGCGTGAGCACCACCAACCAGCTTGTCAACGTTCTTAAAGAAGATGTCAGAGACAGCGGCAATATCAACATCACCACCACGTGCAGCCAAAATCTGCTGGTTACGCATGTCCTGCTCGTCTACGTTGAAACCATGTCCCAACTTAGGAATAGAACCTCCGTAAAAAGATGCACCACGTACATTACGCAATGGCTTAGGAGCGTTAACATCAATAACGGCAGCCATCGGAGTGATACCGATTTCAGCAGCCAATACGCTAAATGTCAAATCCCATTGCGGTCTTGCCCATGCAAAATCACGCTTCCAATTGGTGTTGTTATATCTTTCATTTACGGTATCAACAATGATTTGCATACCGTCCTTCTGACCAAGATAGTTATAAAATGATAATTCTCGATTCATAGTTATTTAGATTTTAAAAATATAACATTAGGTACTACGGCTTTGAAAGCGTCAATGCAAGGAGGAATTCTGCGCTCATAAATCTGACCACCAACGGCAGGAGTACAAGAGAACTTATCGGTAGATGCCAACTTAGCGGTATCAGCTACAGTAAGTGCGGAAGGAACGTTTTTAATAACAGCACCAGCACCTGCCTTATCGCATTCAACATATACAGCACCAGCAGTAACAGCGGCAGCAAGAGCAGCAACTGTGAATACGTCATAGGCATCATTCGTACGGTCAATAGCGGTTACTGTGATACCTGTTCCTGTTCCAGCCAATGTGGAAGGAGCTGCCATGATAAACATACCAACGTAAGCAACGCTTGCGCCAAGATTTTTATTTACCTTTAGTGCGGTTGCACCTAAAGCAGCAGTTTCATAAACGGAAAAAGAAAGATGAGGGATACATACACGGGTTGTTTCGTTTACCTTAATCGGAGTACCTGCTTGAAGCACAGTACCAACAGGCAAGTTGGAAAGGTCAAGAGAATAGCCGCCAGGCAGTTTATCAGCTTGTGAAAGTTCCAACCATACTTGACGACCACCACCAACTACTCCATAAGGAGCGGACATTACATTTCCAGAAGTGAATAATTCGTTCATAGTTTTTAAGAATTTTTAAATTTATTTGCGTAATCTTTTTCAGAAATCATTTGTGCTTTCTTCTTTTCCATCAGTTCCTTAATCTCTGAAACGGCTGTTGCACCCCCACCTGTAGTGTTGGGAACACGTCCACCTTGCCCTGATATTTCTGATAAAAACACATTGTGTTTCTTTTCTATATTTACAACCACTGAATCCTTAGTTAGGTCTTCGGAGAAACCAACGTCATTAAGGTACATATCACACAAACTTTCTTTAATACCTTTCTTGACAAGTTCCTCTTTCGCCTCCCTACGAACGGCTGTAAGTTTTTCTTGTTTAATCTTGCTTTCTTTTTCAGCTTTCATCTCGCTGATAAAATCGGCTACTTCTTTAGGCAACTCACCATTTCCTGTGTTCGTTGTTACAGGGATTGTGTTAGTCGTTGTAACTTCCAATCCGTTTCCAGCTGGTTTTTGTTCCGCTTTCTTTTTCCACTCTGCAATTTCAGTTCTCATTCTGTCTGTTTCGCTTTGTACAGGTTTTAATGATTCAGCGAACGCCTTAACAGCAGCAGGAATAAGAGTTTCATCCTTTACGTATTGGGATATTGCCTCTGACATACTCGCTAAAATTGGATCGCTTAACCCTAAATTTGAATGATTAGTTTTAAACTCTTGTAAGATTTTAGACTTCATTTTAAAAATATTTTATAATTACTTATGCAAATAAAACAATTTTTTATATATTTGTACGGATTTAAGCAACTAAAATATGTAATTAACGAAAAATAATTTAAAAACGTATGAAACAAGACAGAGCAAACAAGAAAGAAACATTAATGCAAATCACATTATTGTTTGACCAACTAATTTCCGAAACGAGAAAGTCGGGGTATTACAATTACATCGGTATGCAATACTACTACGATACAATTGCGAAGAAATTAGGGTATAGTCCAGAAACAATACGAGTATATATCCTCGAATACAACAAGCGTAAACGTGATAACGTAAAACGTGCTAAAAAAGAGGATAAATGATAGACGGATTAATGACATATGATGAAGCGTGCGAGATAAGGGCAAATGAAGACTTCGAGAGGCGGAATAATCCAGACTATAAACGTTCTGCGCTTATGCCTCAATCTGGATTCCAAGAAAGGGTGCTTCGTTGTAATGCTGATATTCTTTTCATCGGTGGAAACCGTGGTGGTGGAAAGACGTTCGTCATAAACATGTTGCCTCTGTATAATGTTGAGAGCCAATATTTCGGTGGTGTGATTATCCGAAAGGAAATTTCCGACTTGAAACGTACAGGCGGTCCGTGGGACACTTCGTCTTTAATATTCAACGATATAGGTACGCAGACAATGACAGATAGAACATGGACGTTCAAATGGGGTTCTAAAATGACGTATGAGCACATATCGGATGAAGCGAAGACAGACCAGCGATTCAGAGGACAGCAGATACCTTATATAGGGGTAGACGAGATTGACCAATTCATGGAAAGTACATTTTGGATGCTTCTTTCATCAAACAGAAATTCATCGGGAATAAAGAATCAAATTGTAGGCACTTGTAACCCGAACAGTAAATCATGGGTACGTAAGATGATTGATTGGTACATCGGTGAAGATGGTTATCCGATACAGGAACGTGAAGGCGTAATTAGATACTTCTTTAAGTTCGGTGAATCGGTAGATGATGTAATTTGGGGAAACTCTAAAGAGGAAGTATATCAAAAAGCTAAAAGCTACATTGATAAAATATACACGCCAGAATTAGAGGAAATTATTTCCAAATATTCATTGATAAAATCATTCGTGTTTATCCGTGGTGCAGTCAGCGAAAATAAGATACTCGTGGAATCAGACCCAGACTATATCGGTTCAATCGCACAGGGTGGCGAGGCGAAGGTTAAGAAAGACCTTGATGGCAATTGGAATGAATATGAAAGTGCGGATGAAATGCTTACATCACAACAGATGATAGACCACTTTTTCAAGAACATTCCACAGCAGGACGGCACACGTTGGATTACTGCGGATATTGCGCTTCAAGGTGAGGATAAATTTGTTGCCTTTATTTGGGACGGTTTTCACATTATAGACTTATCAGTAATGAACTGTTCTTCCGGTAAGCAGATTATGGATGAACTGAAACTGATAGCATCACGGTATAAAATACCGAACAAGCGCATAATCTATGATGCTAACGGATTGGGTGCATACATAGGCGGAAAGCAGAGCAATACGTTTCTTCCCGGCTCAATAGGATTTATGAATAACGGACGTGCAAAAGAGAATAGCCTTTACTTTAACCTAAAGTCTGAATGTGCCGATAGAATGGTCGCACGTATGAAAGATAAAGGTTACAGCATAGACGAAATGCTTTTGAAGCGCATGTACGGTGATAAAACGCTGAAAGAACAGTTGCTTGATGAACGGAGAACGCTTCGTGAATTTGAGAAAGGTTCGTTCTTAGACGGGAAGTTCCGATTGATAAAAAAAGAGGAGATGCGTAGGATATTAGGACACTCACCCGACTTTATAGATGGAATCTTGATGCGTGAGTACGGAGAACAAAAGAAATCGAATATACAAGGATTAGGTAATTTTTCATTTTTGTATTATTTAACATTTAATGTTGGTTATATTTTACATTATGCCCACTTTTTGTCAATAATGTTGAATATATCCTACAAAATCACATACCCCTGTGCATCTACTTTTTTAGCATTATACAACGCAAACAATTGCGATGGTGTTTTGCCAAATGTCTTTTGAAAATGTGGGAAATCCGGAAATCTTTTCCAATCACCACCCCATTCCCATCCGTACTTTTTGAACACGGCAGCAACCTCCAACCAATCTGCTTTGCCATCCCCATCAAAATCCTTTTTGGTATCCCACGAAACAGATTTGCCATCAATCAAAACAATGTCAATTGCCAATCCGTAATTGTGGCAACTTAATCCCGGCTTTGCCTTTGAAACAATCGGGCCGGGCTTTGTTCTACCCTGTGCATAAATAGCCTCCTGCTCTTTGAATGTGCGCAACGTGTGCGTAAATCTGCAAAATGCTTTGCCTCTTAATGCATTGACAATCTCATCATAAATTGTGACAACCTCAGCACGCAATTTTGGATGCATTAGCTGAATACGATCCAATGTAATTTGATCTTTCATTATTCGTTTTCCTCTTTCTTTTTTACCGGTTTTCCGTGCTTTAATTTGTGATTTTCTTCACGCAGGTTTTCAATTTCAACCGTTAATTCATCAACTTTTTTGCTCAATTGATCAACCTTTGCCTCCAACTTTTCATTCATTTGGGTAACCATATCAATCACACGTTGGGAATTTTCTAATTGTATTGTACTGATGTCCGCATTTTCTTTGCGTTTCC